TCAGGCATACCACCTTCAGGCATACCACCTTGACCAGGCATACCACTATCCTCTTTAGGATATAACTTACTCATAATTGGTTGAACAGTTGTATTAAATTCATTCATTTTATCTTTGTAGGGTTGTGCATCATCCATACTTTCATTATCATTTAACCAAGTTTCATTTTCACTTATAATATCATTTATAGTTTGTATATCTTCTTCACTTAACTTTTCTTTAATATTTTCATTATCTAATACAGATTTAGTTTGATATATTGTGCTTTCTAATTCATTCTTAGAATCAATGATTTCTTTATTTTTTTCATCTTCTTCCTTATATTTTTCTGCTTCATCAAGCATATTCTGTATATCTTCTGCTGATAATCTTCCCTTATCATTTTTAATCGTAATATTTTCTTTTTTACCCGAACCTTTATCAGAAGCTTCAACAGTCATAATACCATTTGCATCAACATCAAATGTCACTTCAATTTGCGGAATTCCTCTTGGTGCTGGCGGAATACCTTCTAATTTAAATGTCCCTAACATATTATTATCTTTTGTAAATTTTCTTTCTCCTTCATATACTTGAATTAATACACCAGGCTGATTATCCTCATATGTACTGAAAGTTTGAGATTTCTTAGTTGGTATAGTAGTATTACGATCAATTAAATTTGTCATTACACCCCCTGCTGTTTCGATTCCTAAAGAAAGTGGAGCAACATCTAATAAGAGTAAATCATTAACCTTATCATCATCATCTACATCCCCTCCCAATATAGCGGCTTGAACACTTGCTCCAAAAGCTACTGCCTCGTCTGGATTTATGCTCTTACATAATTCTTTCCCACCAAAGAATTTACTAATTAATTCTTGAACTTTTGGAATACGAGTAGAACCGCCAACTAGAATAATTTCATCAACTTCTGATTTACTTGTTTTTGAATCCTGTAATACTTTACTTACTGGTTCAATTGATCTATTAAATAAATTCATGCAAATAGATTCGAATTTAGCTCTAGTAATATTAGTAAAAAAATCTATCCCTTCATAAATAGAATCTAATTCAATTGATGCTGAAGAACCACTTGATAAAGTCCTTTTTGCTCTTTCACAAGCTGTCTTTAGTCTTCTCATTGATTTTTTACTTTCTGTTAAATCTAACTTATATTTTCTCTTAAATTCATTACAAAAATGATTTACTAATAGATTATCAAAATCTTCGCCCCCTAAATGTGTATCACCTGCAGTTGCTTTAACTTCAAAAATACCATCTTCAATTGATAATAGTGATACATCAAATGTCCCACCACCCATATCAAAAATTAAAACAGTTTGTTCTTTTTCTTTCTTGTCTAACCCGTAAGCAAGAGCGGCTGCTGTAGGTTCATTGATTACTCGTAAAACATTTAATCCTGAAATCTGTCCTGCGTCTTTAGTTGCTTGTCTTTGTGAATCGTTAAAATAAGCAGGGACTGTAATAACTGCATCTGTTACTCCTTCTCCAATATACGATTCGGCAATCTCTTTCATCTTTACAAGTATCATAGATGAAATCTCTTCGGGGTGATATTTTTTTTCTTCTCCTTTATAATTAACTTTTATAATTGGTTTATCACCCCCACCATCTTCTACTTTAAATGGAAATCCATTAATTTCATTTTTAATAACTGGGTCTGAAAATTTCCTACCAATTAATCTTTTGGCATCATATACAGTGTTTTCTGGATTCATGGAAGCTTGATTTTTAGCACCATCTCCAATAATTCTTTCTTTATCAGTAAATGCAACAAATGACGGTGTTGTTCTATTACCTTGATCATTGGCAATTATTTCACAACGGTTATCTTTCCACCATCCAACACAACTATAAGTTGTTCCAAGATCTATACCAATAGCTTTATTTTTACCCATATTATATATATGTATTTATACTGTATTAATTTTTAAGTATTTTATCTTCATCTTTAATATGTTGAATTATTAATTCGATTATTTCTTTTTTATACTTGTTAAACTTACTTTCGTATATATTATTAAGATCTTTTATAAAATTATAATTAATTTCAGGATTTTCAAATATACCATCCATATGAAAATATGAAAATTTGATAATTATTAATTTAATATATTTAAATATATTATTCAAATTAAATATACTAATGGTGAAATGTGCAAAAAAAATTACTAAAAAGAAAGCAATACCAAAAGCTGTTAGAGAACAGTGTTGGATTCAATGTTTTGGAAGAATGTATGAACATAAATGTTATATTGATTGGTGTGAAAATAATATAAATGTCTTTGATTTTCATGTCGGTCATGATAAACCTGAAAGTAAAGGTGGAACACTTGATATTAATAACTTAAAACCAATCTGTTCTAGATGTAATCAATCTATGAGTGATAATTATACAATTGAAGAATGGAATAAATTAACTAAAAAGAAAAATAAAAAAAATTTTATAGATTATCTTCCTAATTGTTTTCGAACATATCTTTAATCAATGTATCTATAGTATATGTCGGAAACCACCCTAAATTTTTATTTGCTTTATTAGGATCACCTAATAATGTTTCTACCTCTGTTGGTCTATAATATCTTTCATTTATTTTTACTAATTCTTTTCCAGATTTTTTATCATACCCTATTTCATTTAATCCTTCACCTTTCCATACAATATTATATCCTTTATATTTAAATGATCTTTCTATAAAGTCTCTAACAGAATATTGTTTTCCAGTTGCAAGAATATAATCATCTGGTTTGTCTTCTTGTAACATTAACCACATACCATATACATAATCTTTAGCATGTCCCCAATCTCTTTTACTATCAATATTCCCTAAATATAAGATATCTTGGTTTCCTTTATCAATATTCTGTACACCCTTAATGATTTTATGAGTTACAAATGTTTCGCCCCTTCTTGGCGATTCATGATTAAATAATATACCATTTAATGCAAATAATCCATATGCTTCTCTATAATTTTTAGTAATCCAATATGAATATAATTTAGCACAAGCATAAGGAGATCTTGGATAAAATGGTGTTGTTTCTTTTTGCGGTATTTCTTGGACTAATCCATATAATTCGGATGTTGATGCTTGATAAAATTTAATCTTATCTTTATATCTGCTTTGTCTAATATGTTCTAATATTCTAGTTGTCCCTAAACCATCAACATCACCTGTATATACTGGCATCTCAAATGAAACTTTAACATGACTCATTGCCCCAAGATTATATACTTCTATGGTATCAATATCTTCATATTTATTATACACACTTGTAAAAATATTATTTATACTTGTGTCATCTGTTAAGTCTCCATATACTAAATTTAATTTATCAAATATATTATCAATGCGAGATGTATTAAAACTTGAAGATCTTCTAATCTGTCCCCATACCTTATAACCTTTCTCTAATAATAATTCAGATAAATAAGATCCATCTTGTCCTGTAATTCCAAATATAATACCAACTTTACTCATTTTAATAAAGTTAGATGTTTAATTCTTATATATTAAACATAAATATATATATATACATAAAATGGTTGTATTAGTTACAGGAGGATCTGGTTTAGTTGGTTATGCCCTAAGTAATATTAAAAATGATTATATATATTTATCTTCTAAAGATTGTGATTTAACAAATTATGATATGACATATGGTGTCTTTAAAAAATATAATCCTACACATGTTATACATTTAGCAGCATATGTAGGTGGTTTATATAAAAATATGAATCAAAAAGTGGAAATGTTAGAAAAGAACACTTTAATAAATATAAATGTTTTAAAAGTTTGCCATGAACTAAATATAAATAATGTTATATCTTGTTTATCTACTTGTATATTTCCAGATAAAACAACATATCCTATAGATGAGAATATGTTACATGATGGTAAACCTCATTGTTCAAATGACGCTTATGCTTATTCAAAAAGATTGTTAGATACATTATCTAAATCTTATAGAGAAGAATATAATAGAAATTATACTTGTATTATACCTACAAATATATATGGTGAAAATGATAATTATTCATTAGAAGATGGTCATGTAATACCAGCTTTAATTCATAAAGCATATTTAGCAAAAATACATAATTTACCATTTATAATTAAAGGAACTGGTAAACCATTGAGGCAATTTATATATTCACATGATTTAGCTCAATTAATCGTATGGTGTTTAGAAAATTATAATGATATAGAACCAATTATATTAGCTGACTCTAAGGAATACTCAATTCAAGAAATAGGTGAAATAATAGCTAATCATTTCAATATTAATACTATACAATTTGATGATAGTTTTTCAGATGGTCAATATAAGAAAACAGCATCAAATAAAAAATTATTATCATTGAATAATTTTGAATTTACAGATATAAATATAGGATTGCAAAAATCTTGTAAATGGTTTGCAGATAATTCCGAAATATGTAGAAAATAATTAATATTTATTATATAAAGTTACATTATAATATATTCATATAAAATGATAATTATAAAATTAATGGGTGGTTTAGGTAATCAATTATTTCAAATATTTACATTAATATCGTTATCAATTGATAATGATATAGATTTTACAATCTTAGAATATAAAGACGAAATAGTATCCCCACTTGATAATATATCGTCCAGAAATACATATTGGAATAATTTATTAAAAAATATTTATAATAAAACTATTAAAAATATAACTGGACCATTATATCAATATAATGAACTACATTTTCATTATACTCCTTTTCCAAAATTACTAGATAAAACTATAAATTATAACTTGTTTGGATATTTTCAATCACATAAATATTTCCAAGATAATTTAGATAAAATATTAGATTTACTAAAATTTGATGATATTAAAAAACCTTATGAAAATAAATATGATTATAATAATACCGTATCACTACATTTTAGAATAGGAGATTATATCAATTTACAAACACATCATCCTGTATTATCAGTTCATTATTATATTAATGTAGTAAAAAAATTAATCACAGATACAAATCGCGATGATTGGAGTGTATTATACTTTTATGAAAAAAATAATAAAACGATGATAGATAAAAATATTGAAACATTAAAAACGAAATATCCAAAATTAAATTTTATATCAATAGATCATGATTTAGATGATTGGGAACAAATGATATGTATGAGTTATTGTAGTCATAATATTATAGCAAATAGCACATTTAGTTGGTGGGGTGCATATTTAAATAATAATGATAATAGTGTTTATTATCCAGATACTTGGTTTGGTTCAGCAATGGGTAATAAAAATCTAAAAGATTTATTTATGGATAATTGGATTAAAGTATCTTGTAGCGAATCTTAAAAAAAGGTATAACAATATTTTATAATGTTGAAACAAATCAGGTTATGCATAGAATACATCAGGAAAGCGCATTCAATAACAGTAATTATATATTATCTTAATATATATTTTTTTTAACAATTTTATCTATATTTTCATCTATTACTTTATCGAGTAACTCTGTTGTCGTTTTTTGTATAATTTCTTTAGTTGTAGGCTCCGATTGTAATAATTCTTCACCTTTATCATATGGTAATATTTCTTCTCTTTCTTCTATATCTATTTCTTCTAACTCAATAGGTTTATTTTCTCTAACATAGTCTGCATCTAGAACATTATATGATACAAATTCACACATATATGCACTCATCATTTTATCATTTTTAACAGATTGATTTGCTACTACATATGAATTATATAATTTCATTAATACTAGTAAAACAAATGATATAAAACATGATATAGTTGACATACTATGGTAGCCATCTTTTAACATTTTAATTGTTAACATAATATTTATAAAATATACACCACAATTAAACCTTAATAAATTATAATAATATATATTTAATTTATCCATTCTTTTATCTAGTTTAGGTTCTTTAATTATAATTTCTTTTAGTGAATTATCTGGTTTATCATTATCTATATCTAAATATTTAATAGCCCATTCCTCCCTTCTTAACTCTACTAAATAATAAGCAAAAAAAGTAAACATAGAAAACATATTCCAGTATAATACAGTTTTATGATATATTTCATTGTTTTCATAATTTTCTGTTAAAGAACAGACCTTTTCGCCACAACTTTGTGGAACAAATAAAGATAATAATGTCCCAGTAGCTACTTTATAAACTTGTAGCATAAATATACCTGCAACTTTAATTCTCTGCATAATATCAACATCTATATTAATCATTTATTATACAATATATAATTATTTTATAAAGATTTATTATTATAATAATAATAATAATAATAATATATGAATAAAATTAAAGTTACTACAAATGCATGGTAAAAAATAACAGATATACTTAAAAAGAGTAATAATAATATTGGATTTATTTATTCTGCTTCTAGTGGCGGATGTAATGGTTTTAATTTTGAATTAAATTTATTAAATAAAGATAACCATAAACAAATTATTAATAATAAATTTCATACAGTCCTTAATAATGAAGATTCAAAAATATATGTAGATCCATTAAGTGAATTATATTTATTAGGAACTACTATAGATTATATCCAAGAAGATTATAGTAAAGGATATTATGAAAGTAAATTTGATTTTAAAATAAATAAAGAATTAATGACAAGTTGTGGTTGTGGCATTTCATTTAGTTTAAAATAATTATAATTTAAAATGAAATGGGAATTGTCCTGAAAATTGTATTACATCTTTTTTAAGAAATCTTTCTGGATATGGATATTTATGATTCACTTTTTTCATTGTCTTTTTCATAGGTTTTGCTTTAGCCTTAGCCTCAGCCTCAGCCTTTTCTTTTTGTCTTATTTTATGGCTAATAATTTCTGATTCAATATAATCATCCCATTCTGGGTTTTCATCCATCTATTCATCATCTGAAGAATCTACCCGCCGTATCAAAGGCATCTCTTCCTTTCATAATACTCCACTGTAATATTCTATTAGCTCTATCTAAATCATCTACACTGGGAGAATGCATTATAATATAAAATATATAAAAAAAATACTTACACATTATTTACACATTATTTACACATTATTATACTATTTATCTAGGGCCTACGCTTCTTACCATTTGTCTTTGATGCAGATGACATTGTCCCTAGGTTGAATTCGAGATTCTCAAACTTTTCCACTAGGTCATCTTGAACCACACAACCATACGAGTTCATCCAACCACTAATGCCAGCAGAAGAATTAACCACATCGCTAAGTTTTGCTGACCCTTCAGGCATTTTATGGAATTCTTCATAATGCGCAATAGCTTCAATAGCCTCCATTTCGTTGTTCTTGATCATTTTGATTTTGTTCAGATTAAATGATCTCACATTCTTATGCCCTGAATTTTGGTAATAGTAAACCTTGACAATGTTACCACCAAAATAATCCATAACAGTACAAGAGTTCCTCCAACCCTTTGATGAACCTCCCTCATAATAGATGTCAACCCTATTTCGACAGTTAACTAGCTTTCTTTTGATTTCTACCTTAGAACAGATAAGCTCTACGTATTCTTCTAGGGATATCCCTGTCTTAACCTTCTTGCTTGTCGGGACAAATGCCTTTTCATATTCACTCTTTGCTTCAGCATATCCTTCAGAATACCCTTCATCATATCCTTCAGAATATTCTCTCTTTGCCCCATTAGAACTAAGGGATTCAACTTTTGCCTTAAGTCCATCTAGTGATCCTTGGATGTTTTGAAGCATCGAGGTAATTTGAGTGGTGTCCATTTCTAGAAGAATATTAGTGACTTATCAATATTTAATTGTATTAATTACAATAAATACTTTTTCAAATTTTTTAAAGAGGGTATAGTTTAATTACATATTTTTATTTATTAAGGTATATTAAATGGATAATCTAGTATATATGGCAAGACCTATTTATGGAGGATGGATAACATATACAGCTCATTTATCATTAAAAAATAATATACCAATCTTTAAAGTTGGTAAACGGAGCGAAAAAAGTAAACGTAATTTTGGATATGGAACTAATTATCAATTATTAAAAATAGAAGATATCTGTAAAAAAGAAAATTTAATTATAACTGCATTAGATAAACATTATTACGAATATTTGCATTTATTTCCAAAACGAACAAAACTAGTTATTCATGACCCAACCGAATTAAAAACTACTAAAAAAAGTCCAAATCCATTAATTGTTAATAACTTATTACAAAATTTTGATATTATAACTATCCGTGAAACTGTCCAAAAATATATTAAAGAACAATTTAATATTGATAGTGAATATTGTCCACATCCTTTTTTTCAATATGATAAAGGGAATTACGAATCAATGAATAATTTTGCTGTATCTATATCAAGGATAGATTATGATAAAAATACAGATATAATACTTAAATGTAATAAATTATTAGATGAAGATAAACAGATAAAAATATTTGGAGCAGAAAATAGAATGTATGTTCACCATAAGTTAAAAGAATTAGATTTTCAAAAATATTGGAAAGGTAAATACCCTAAAACATTACCTTTATTATATGATGATAAAGATATCTTATCTAATTGTAACTATATGATAGATTTGTCAACTATAAAAGATGATGGTGGTGGAACCCAGTATACATTTTTAGAAGCAATATATAATGATTGCATATTAATATTACATCATGACTGGATTAATAAAGGAACAACTTTTAAAAATAATGTAAATTGTTTATCTGTTAAAAATGAAATTGAATTAAAAGATATCTTAAATGGTGAAAGAGAATATGATAAAGATATGATATTAAAAAATGCAAGAGATATATTAGAAAATCACAAATAAGATTAATATTTATAATTATAATAATATATTATATATAATGCCTAGCAAAAATATATACTGTAAAGTCGTTAAACATAGTAATAAAAAGATATCTTTATGGTCATCTGAAGAAAAAGATAATACATTATTACCTGATATTATTAAAAGTAATAAATATAATACATCTAAAGAAGTATTAAAAGTAGAGTGGCCAAAAATAACAAATACATATGTTAATATTCCTTTAACCATAGATAAAAAAGATACTTGGATATTTTATTGGGCCAGTGATAATATTAATGAACCAAATAAAATTATGAATGGTGATAATTATGGTTTAATAAAAACAAATAACGATGGTGAATGTAAATTACAATTAAACTGTCCAAATAATTATAAACATAAAAAAGTCACATTCCCAAGATATGTTAATTATACATATTTAACTAAAGATAAAATATGGAATCCTAATATAAATATACTAACCATATTGTGCTACATTAAATATAAAAAATTTTCAAAAATAGTAGAAAATAAAGATACAATTATATTATATTCAAATGATAATAAAGATGATAAGAAACTTATTCATAACAGTTATTCCATAAGTAATAAAAGTTTATCTGAGATAGATAATAAAGAAGATTTTATGCACAATTATATTGAAAAACATATGAAATATTATGATAAAATCAAGGAAAATAATAAAAATATTCACATAGTCGTATATGGAGATAATAAAAAAGACGAATCCGTTGATATTCTCGTTAATACATTATTAGATATGAAATATTCAAACACAATAAAATATTTAGGAGGATTAGATGAATGGGAAGGTATGTTAAAAATTAAAGAAGAGAAAGAAAATAATGAAGACATGTTAGATGAAGAAACAATGATGATTGATTATGAAGGAATACCATATAAAATGTTTATTGATACATCTGAAATAATCAATGATGATAATGAAATAATTGGGAAACTAGATAAAGGAAAGAATAAAATAATATGGCAAGGAGACTATGAAAAATTACATTTAGATAATCCAAAAAGGATAGAAGGTAAAGCAGAAAATTTAGAAAATTATAAAATTAAATTAAAAGTAATAAAAGGCGATGATGAAGGGGGATTTATAGATGAAAATGATGTAGATAAAGGTTTAATATTATCATCTGAAGAAGAGGAAGAGGAAGATGAAGATGAAGATGAAGAAGAGGAAGAGGAAGAAGAGGAAGAAGATGAAGAGGAAGAAGGAGAAGAGGAAAATAAAGTTATTAAAGAGAAAGTTGTTGAAGAAAAAGTTGAGATTCAACCTAAAGAGGAAAATGTAGAAATTGTAAAAAAAGAAAATAAACCATTATTAAGTGAATTAATTTTAAAAAAAGAAAAATCTAATGGTAAGAAGAGAACAGAAAAGAAAAAAAGAAAGAAAAAGACTTATGAAGGATTTACATTTTTTTAATTTGAATTATTAAAAATAATTGTAATAAAATAATTGTAATGAAAATAAAATGTCATTTTTGCAAAAAAAAAGTAAAATTACACGAACAAATTGCTTGCAAGTGTAGTCACATATTTTGTCCTCAACATAGATTATGTCATTCACATAATTGTCCTATTGGTATAAATAAAATAGAATGTATAAAAAAGAATAATTTAAAAATTGAACCTAAAAAATTAGAAAAAATTTAAGGTTGTAACATTGGAAATTTAGATACTATTTTACATTTTTGTGACCGCATTGATTGTGTATTTTTCCAACATTTTTTTCTTAAAACTTTAAATTGTTTATATATATCTTTATTTTCTTTTCTAAATTCCTTTAATTCAATATCCATAACTTTTTGTTTTTCTTCTAAAATTTTTAACTTATCAAACATTTTATTTAAATTAGTAGGTGCTATTTTTCGGCGATTATAGTTTCTTAATACTTTACATCTTTCATGTACGTATTCTCTAGTATACCATGGTAAAAAATTAACATTACTATGTGTATTATCATTACACAATGGGCATCTACCATTACTATTATTTGACCTAAACCAATT